GAGAATCTGCCTACTGTGTCAAGTGACGGTGGAAATCTGGGGACGACTTGGTGAACAGTACCATCCGGAACTGGATGACTCGTGCGTCCTGTGTCCGTGGACTGAGTTCGCACCAGAGCGAGACTGTACGGAGTACGATCGATGCCGGAAGCATCCAGAACTCTATCAGGAAAATGCCGCGCGACGGGCGACGGAATTGCGGCAATGGCACATAAACATCCAGAAGCTCCTCGCCGATTCCTCCGGCAGAGCAAAATGACAGCAAGCGAACAACTCCAACAATCAGCAGGAAACGACATGCAGAAGAATCGTAGGTATATCTGGACATCGACATCACGGCTAAAGGATCGCTACGGGACACTCGCAACGGTACAATTCAGCGGTGATCAAATCAAAGTCACGTTCGACGACGGGTTCGAGACTTTTGCCCGCCGTGAGCATATCCGCGTCGCAACCCCGAACAACCTCAGACGATATTCAAGACCATCTGAAAAGGAGCGCGTGGCATAATACATCGGCGTTTCGTTCTGAATTTACGCAAGCCCGTATATCCATGTGAAATACGGGCTTTCTTTAATGTTTCACGTGAAACATATATGATAACCCATTGAAATGGTTGACATTCCATGATCTGATTCTGTATGTTGCCACAGATGACACACACGGAATCAGTACCGAATGCGCGAAACGAAAGACACGGCTATAAAAAAAGGACAGCGCCTGACGACACCGCAGAAAAAGCGGATGCTTGTTCGCGAGTTCACGCGCAAGGCGGGGAACATCACCGCCCTGTGTCAGGCCGTACGGATTTCGCGCAAGACCTATTACCGATGGCTCGATTCCGACGACAGATTCCGCGAGCAGATCCAAGAGCAGACCGAAGCGCTGCTCGACTTCTCGGAGTCGAAGCTCATGCAACAGATCAACGACGGCAATACGGCCGCGCTGATCTTTCACCTGAAAACGAAAGGGAAACGTCGCGGGTACGTCGAACGGCAGGAGCTGACCGGGGCTGACGGCGAGCGTCTTGCTGGAGCGCCGACAAAGCCTTCTGAGCTCGCTTCGGAACTGAGGGCTATGCTGGACAAGCTGGACTTATCCGAACCGACCAGAAGCGAATTATACACGAAACTCGATCTCACCTGAGTTTCGATCCACGAACGACCACAGGAGAAACGACAATGGATGAAAAGCGGGAAATCACCGTCAGAGCATATAGGCAGGGCATGGTTTTATGGCGTGACTTGCAATGGTTTCAGGGCGGGCTCAAGGAAATGACGACCGACGGCTTCGAGCGCCTGAAACGCTCGCTGCTCGACAACGGCTTTTCCGATCCTTTCAAGCTCTGGGAGGACGAGGGCGGGCAGACGTGGATTCTCGACGGTCACCACCGACAGCGGGCAATGGAGGATCTGATTCAGCACGGGCATGAAGTTCCCGAGGAATTGCCTGCGGTCTGGGTTCATGCGCGGGACAAAGCGGAAGCGGCGCGCCTTGTGCTCGCGTTCTCCTCGATTTACGCCCGCGTCACCGAGGAGGGGCTGTACGAGTTCCAGAACGAGATGAGCCTCGACTTCGACAGCGTAAAGCTCAACGTCGATATCCCGGGGCTTGATCTGGAGCACTACGAAGCCGGGTATCTCATGGACCCGGACATCGACATCGCGGACGACGACGCCCTGCATGGAAGCAGCAACCAGCGCGGCACGTACCGCGACGGTTTGAAGATCCAGCTCGGGCTGTTCACGAAGCTGATCCGTGCCGACCATGAACTCTACGAGCGGCTGCTGGCGCTCTCCGATCGCCTGCTCAATTCCGAGAACATCGACGCCGATCTGGAGGCGGTATGCAGCGTATTCGATTCGTCCGAGAGTTGATCAAGGATTACGCGACGATCCCGGCGCTGTTCCTGTCGTCGGCATCGACGCAGTACGAGATCGTATCCGCGTCCGAGGTCAGACCAGGCGACCTTATCGGCGTGACGTACTTCTCCGGCAACTCGTGGCCTGCGGCGACGAAGGCGCGTCGACTGTTCCCGAAACACAAGATCATCGTCGGAGGGATCGGTGTGCTCGCGCACTACGAGCGGCTGCTCCGTTCGGGCGTTGCGGATTACGTGTATCTCGGCGAGGGATTCGACTTCGATGAGCGGCACGTTGTCACGGTGAAGGATCTCGGGCGCACGGTGCCAACGGCACAGGACGTGGATTTCGACAAGCTGCCGCTCGTGCGCGTGTCGAAAAACTCGTACTACTTTCTGATCGAGAAGGGCTGCCCATACCGCTGCGAATACTGCTATGTGTCGTGGGCGAACAAGTTCAAGAGCATGAAGGCCGACAAGCTGAAACAGAAGTGTGTCGCCATCGAGCGGAAGCTCTCGGGCAAACACATCACGCTCGTGTCGAACGACGGGATCGCGAAGCACAAGAACCGTGACTTCTTTGCGAAGCTCTCGCGCAACAGGTTCGAGAATCAGAGCCTGCCGCTGAAAATGTACCTGCAGAATCCAGCGGCGTTCGAGAAGCAGCTGATCGTGCGCGTTGGCGTGGAGCTGCCGACCGAGGAATCGCGGCAGCGAATCCTCCCGCGCATGAAACAGATCACCGACGCGGAGCTGTCGGAATTCCTCGGCAGCGCGAAAGGGAACCGCGAGAGTACGCTGTTCTATATCTATAATTACGTTGGACTTACGCGCCAAGACTATCTGCGGATCGTGGATATAGCCCGGCAGAAAAGCCCGGCGTCACGTCTGCGCTTGTCGTTCACGTCGCTGGAAGTGCAACCGTACACGGCGCTCGTGCCCCGGCTCTTGGAGCATATCGAGAACATCCTGCGCGGCGAGAATTTCCAGAACTCGGAGCTGAACCGGAGGCTCGTGAACATATCGGGCGTGAAGGTATTCCCGCCGAAGATGATGGCGTCCGTGCTCCATACGCATCTGTTCACGTATCTGCCGCATCGCTACAAGCTCCCGAGCCCGAGGACGGGGGAGACGGCGCGGGAATTCCTTGCCCGCACGAAAGCCGCGAACCCGGGCGTGAACGTGCTCTATGAAATCGAACGACGTGCGAAAGCGATGCAGCTCGACAAAGGCTATAACCTGAAACTCGTGCCCTGAATTCATGAACGACCGACAGCAAAAAACCGGGCGGTTGCTCGCTGAACACCTGCGCCGGAAGGCGTGGCGGGAAGACCCGTTGCTGTACTTCGAGGAACGGCTCGGCATTCCCCGGTGGAGCATCGATTGGAGTCTCATTCCGGGGTATGAAAAGCATCGCTGGGACGGTACACCGAACCCGCTGAAAACCGCAGCCGACGCGCTCGTGAAATGGAAGTGGGTCGGCATCGAGAGCGCCGTGTCCACGGGCAAGACTTTCTTTGGCGCTGCGATCGCGCTCTGGTTTCTGGAGAGCTTCGAGAACAGTCTCGTGATCACGACGGCTCCGGTCGAGAAGCAGTTGACGCTCTACATCTGGAAAGAGATTCAGATGCTCTACGAGCGGGCAGAGCTGCCGGGGGATCTGAACAAGCTCCGTTACCGGATGATCCCGGGGAGCGACGAATGGCTTCTCGTCGGTTTCGTTTCCGGACAGAAGTCAGGAGAACAGTCGGCGACGACGGGGCAGGGAGCGCACCGAAAAGACCTGTTGATTATCGGGGAGGAAATGCCGGGTATCCCGGCTGCGCGATTGACGGCGCTCGTCAATACGTGCACCGCTCCGCACAACCTGTTCCTCGGCCTTGGGAACCCTGACCATCAGCTTGACGAACTCCACAAATTTTGCGAGCAGGACAACGTCGTCCATGTTCGCATTTCCGGGTACGACCACCCGAACGTCGTCACGGGAGACGCGGACCTGATACCCGGCGCACAGTCACGCACGGGTATTCAGCGCCTGCTCGACAAGTACCGCGATAAGGAACACCCGTTTTACAAGTCCCGCGCCCGTGGCATCTGCCCGGCGCAGTCGGTGGATTCGCTCATCAAACTCGAATGGCTCTACGCTGCTCGTGACAAATGGCGGGCGCTGCGAGATGAGCACGGGGATGAGGAGCTGTATCTGGCGCTGACAGGACAGAAGCGCCTCGGCGTGGATGTCGCGAACTCGACGGACGGCGACCGTGCCGCGATCGCCTACGGCGTGGAGAACGTCTGCTGCAAGGTCGAGGACTTCCAATGCCCGAACTCAAATCAGCTCGGGCACCGTGTCGCGACGGAAATGAAGGACGACGGAATCCCGCCCGAATGTGTCGGCGTCGATGGGATCGGAGTAGGCGCGGGAACGGTGAACACGCTCAACGACGACCACGATTTCAGGGTCAACAACCTCATGGGAGGCGCGGGCGCGATTGATCTCGGCGATGGCGTCGAGGAATTCGCGAACCTGCGCGCTCAGATGTATTGGGTTGCCCGCGAGGATCTGCGCCTCGGGCGCATCGCAGCGCCGGATGACGAGGAACTGTTCGCTGATCTCGTGACACCGAAGTACGTCGTGCGTGGAAAGAAAATCCTGATCGAATCGAAGGACGACCTGAAAAAGCGTCTCGGACGCAGCCCGAACAAGGGCGACGCCTTCGTGTACTGGAATTTCGTGCGACGGCTATCGGATGCATTCGTGCCGATCGAAGTATCGGGCGAGGAGGCAGGACTGCTCGACGATCTGCAGGCACAGGGCGTGACCGACGTCGACCTGGAGGACATCCGCGACGTGGACACGATCAGCGGGATCGACACGCTCGATGAGCTGGACGATTACACAGATGAATTCATAATCTGAGGAACTACATGAACCCGTTTCAGAATTTGATCTCGCGACTGACCCCGACATTTCGGCGGCGCGGGAATCTCTCGGATGTTGCCGAGGCCATGACCCGGCTCGATTACGCGCAGCTGCAAGCCGGATTCACGACGCTCGACGGACAGAACGCGATGGATTCCGCGCTCTATGGCACGGCGAGCGGGTACGGGCTTGCACAGATTCGCAGACTTTTCAAGCGCTCCGGCACCGGGCAAGCGGTCGTGAAACGCATGAAAACATTCATCTACGAACAGGGCTTCACGCTCGATATCAAGTTCCTGCCCGGATACCCTGAGGATGTTGCTTCTCGGATTCGTACCCGGGTGTTCGATGAGTTCTGGGACAGCGAGGATACGCAGATCATGGAGCGTATCGAGATGCTCGTGATGGCGAAACTCCTCGACGGCGAACACGGCTGGATCACGGGCGTCAATCCGTACACGGGCGAAGTCTCGCTCGGGGATCTGTCGCGGCGCCAGGTCAGGAGTCTGGAAACGAACCCGCTCGATACGCTTTCGCTCGGGCGTGTGATCGTGGACGCGAATGGAAAAGATCATCCGCTGCGTGTCATTGCTCCGATCGCCGATACCAATTCCCGGTTCTGGCGCTATCTCGACGGCGATGTTTTTTACTGGCGCAATCTCCAGCTGCCCGACGAGACGCGCGGGGAGTCGGAGCTGACCGCGATACTTGAGGACTTGCTGCAGGACAAACGCTTCCGGCGCGAATCGATTCATAAGGTACTGGCGTCGCTGACATGGTTCCTTGACGTGGAGCTCAAAGGATATTCGCTCTCGCAGATTCTGGAGTACGCGAAGAAGCAGCGCGAAGCACCGAAAACAGGCAGCGTCCGATACCGGAACGACAAGATGTCATACAAGTGGGAAGCGCCGAACATGCAGGCCGCAGAGATCGCGGAGCTGCTGAAACTCCTGCGGGGATCGATCCTCGGGCAAAAGGGCATGCCTGCATCGTGGGGCGGCTTCGGCGACGATGCGAATCTCGCCACGGCCACGGCACAGCAATATCCGATCTTCGCTGACCTGACGAACGCGCAAGCGGGACTGATCAAGGACCTGAAACGTGTCGTGCAATTCGTTGTCGACCGGGCGATTGCTTCGGGCTGGGCGTCGGTGCAGACGCATTTCACTCACGTGCCGGAGAACGGAATCCCTGTGCAGAAGCGCCTGCGCGATGGCGTCATGATCGAAGTGCAACCGATTACGCTTCCTCGTGAACAGAAGGAAGGTCCGCTCATGACAACCTCCCGGGCAATGGATACGATCGTGAAGGACAGCCTCGCAGAGCGTCCGATGCTCTCGACGCAGGACAAGTACGCCTTGCTCAATTTCGCGCTCCAGAAGGACGACGCCGGAATCACTGTGTCCATGCCTGAGGACGACGGCGATAAAGCGCCAGAGGGCATGACAGAGCTTCCTGCGCACGTAACCGAGGCAGTGAAGCTCTACGGTAAAATGCCCGTGAGGATGTGATGAACGACGAAGTGTTTCTGCGCGAAATCCGCGATCGGATCCTCATGTTGCGCGACAAGCTCCTCGTCGGGCTGGCGCGGAAGGAGATTACCCTGAACGATATGCAGAAGTTTCGCCGGACGCTCGGGAGCATCAACGTCGATACGCTCCTCGCCGACATGAAGGAGCACGTTTCGAAGTTCTCGGCCTGGTCGGTGGAGCAGGGCATGGCGCAGATCGACGCGGCCGTGAACGGCGCGGGAATCGGACAGTTGCTGCCCGCTGTTCCTCCAAGCAGCATCGCACTTGTGGCTGAGTTCGATGCAGACCGCATCAAGACGATCACAACCGAGCTGCTTCCGAAGGTGGCGCAAACTGTGAGCGCTGCGTTTCTCGGGCTCGCATCACCGGGGGAGATCGTATCGCGAATGATGCATGAGTTCGACATTACGCTCCGGCGCGCGGAAGTCATTGTGAGGACAGAGAACAAGCGCCTGCAGAATCTCGGGTCGCGGGCGCGGATGGAACAGCTCGTGCCGATCGCGCAGGAGGAGAACGTGCCTATGCGGAAGGTCTGGCTCCATAGCACGGGCACGTCGGCCGGCAGCGCGGCGAAGGGGAAGGGACGCAAGGGCTACAAGCCTCGTGAGAATCACCGGGCGATGCACGGCGCCACTGTCGGCGTCAAGGAAAAGTTCGAGCTTCCGGGGCTGCGGGGCGGTGTGTACGTGGTCGACGGACCGTATGATCCTGCTTTGCCTGCGGAGGAGGTCGTGAATTGTTACTGCGATACGGCTGTCGAGATCGACTTCGATGCGCTGGAGAGGATGCGAGCAGGGCAAGGGCAGAGTTCAGCTGTTGCGGTGGCGGCATGAAAAAACCCGGTGTGAACCGGGTCTTTTCATTAGGGGAGATCGCCGCTCAGAAGGGCAGGTCGGCCTCATCGTCGCGCTTGTGACTTCCGTTGCTCGCAGGAGCGCCAGAATCGCTCTGTGATGCGTTTTCATGCTGATGCTGTCTCCTAGCCTGTGCGATGCTCGTTCGGCGGCCAGTATCGCTCTGCGAACGCCTCACACGTTCCCGGTTTCCATTGTCATTGGTGCTTTGGTAGGGTTCCTTGATCGAGATGCTCAGGTAGTCGTCTCCGTTCCGGGTTTGTTTCACCCAGACCGCGCACTCGTGTTCCTCACCGTCGATTTCAGCCTTGCCACGGAAATCCGGGTGCGAGTCCTTTTTCTTGTAATCGTTCAGGAACACGTTGAAGTTTGCCTGGATCATGTCGTTTCTCCTGTGTTTGTTGGTCAAAGTGGCAGGTGTCGTTCAA